CTAGCAATTTGATTTGCAAGTTCATTCATCTGCTCATTTGATTGCACATTACCTTCAGATACCTGACCAATACGAACAGTCATTTGGTCTGATAGCTGAGATGAAAAACTTTCTGCTACTTTTCTTGCGTTTTGCTCTGCTAGACTTGGCCCCTCAATAAAGCTTTGCGTTCCCCCAACAGACTTCAATACCTGCGCCTGATCTGTTGGATCTAGCATTTGCATCAATCCATACACGTAAGCAGCTTCATTGGAGCTAAGAGAAGTCTTGCCCTCTCCTCTAGGGTCAAGAGAGTCAGCAGACACACCATCACGCAGCGCTACTCTAATCTCATCAATAAAAGCAATGCCGCTAGGAGCATTATCAGCGTTCTTTTCTAATGCCCTATAAGCAGCACGTTTAATCATTTCTTTTTGCTGCTTAGTCAAGACATCTAGGTTGCCAGCTCTAATCTGTGCAAGCTTCTGCGTATCTTGAATAACATCTTTAAGAACAAAGCTTATTTGGGAAAGATCTAAGCTGTTTGCTATTTGATCTTCTGCATCGTTTAACTTTCTAGCACGGTTTTGCTCTGCTGCTATCTGAACCCTTTGATCAACAGCATCTCGCAAAGCAAATCTGTTTTGCAGCTCAAGATTTCCAAATCGACTGTTAAACTGCTGCAAAGCGTATCTGTCTTTACCTACTTTCTTGAGCAGCTCCCTTTTGAGCTGATCTGTTTCTCTATTCCAAATAGGATTATCACCATCCAGAATATTATTATAGTCAGGATCTTTTTCTAACTCTTTACGTCTTTCACGCAAAGCCTCCTGTGCATCAAGTAAAGCTTCATTGAGATTGTTTTCAGTTTGTATCTTATATCTTGTTTGAGCGTAATCACCTGCCGCTTGCAATGCAGCTTGCATTGGCTTTGCCTTATCTAACTCAGCTTGCGCCATAGCGCTTGGTGACTGTCTAGCCCTTATCTGTCTGCCTGGAGCTTCTCTAGTTACGCTTGCTTGTGCTGTATATACTGGTATTTTCATTTTCCACCGCCACCGCTTACGTTTTCATTACTACTAAATAAACCTGTTTCATAAGCTGTTTTTGCAGCGCCACCAAATCCAGAGATAAGCGCAGCAGTACCGGAAGCTCTAGCGCTTGCAGCAGTCATGCCACCCTCCATGCGAGAAAGCTCTGCGTTAAGCCTAGCCTCTTCCTGTGCGTCACTAATTTGCAAGTTTGCAATCTCATTGTTAAACTTATTGACGGACTGCTCATAATCAAACTCACGAGCGTTCTGCCTAAGAACAGCCATTGGTGTCCCTTGGCTCATATCAAACCCTGCATATCCTGTGCTTGCTCTAAGTGTACCTTGCACTTGGTTTTCAAATGCACTTGCGGCTCTTTCACTATCAATAGCAAACTGTGCATTCATAATACCGCGCTGACGCTCAAACAAATCAATGTCACGCTCTATGATGGATGCGTTAAAGTCACCAGCCCTTTGAGCCGCAGCCGCAGCCTTATCTGCTGCTTTTTTACTACTTATAGCCCCTACGACCTGTACTCCAGTTGATATAAGCGCTAAAGGATTACACATTACTTAAACTCACTTATCAAATGTATTCATGCGTGGGTAGAACGCAAGAACGGTTAGCGGCAAAGGCTGACCCTGTTTTATATATACACGATCATCGTCATCAAAGCCACCAGGGAACTCAATCTCTTTATCGCCAGTAAACATAGGTACAGCAGTATCTGTAGCCATTGAGCTGTCTCTAAAGAATATTCTATCTACTTCTCCGCTGTCATTACCAACTTCGGCACCAACAGTTTCATAAAATCGAACAGTAATACCATGCACACGCTTTGGCTTGCCTTGGCTTGTTCCGTCTACAGATCCGGACTCGATCCGCAAAGTCTGCATAGAGCTATCAAAACCAAAACCAACAGCAGCAGTTGTTGATGAGTAGTCTAATGTTATGCCGCCGCCGCTTACCGTTTCATCTGGGTGGCTTGCACCATTGCCAAGAACTTGTAGAGTTTCCCCTTCTAAATGGTGTAAACCTGATAATGTAGTCGTAGCACTTCCACTATATGACAAACCACTGTCAACAAAAAAAGCAGATGTTGCATCATCGCCAAAATCAAACAATTTTAATTTTTCAACATATCTTTTAGTAACGTTTCTTATTGTTCTTTTAACAATCATAAATAATTCATCTTCACCTGTATCAGTTGGCAAAGTAGCAATACTTTCAACAACAGCTTGCCCACTATTAAATGTGCCACCAATAACGTGCTTATGCCAAGCAACAACCTCTTCTTCACGCCTATATGTTAAACCAAGTAAAGTTCCATCATTTCTTAAACACCAAACAACACTGTCAGGTTCTTGCTGATACGCCATCTGCTTTATGCCACCATTCGTTATGTGTTCGGCAAGTATCGTCATATCAGGTGCAGAATACCCTCCAGTATTTACATCACCCACAAATTTAAATTCTCTTATCTTTCTATTACCGCGCTGAACAAACAAAGTAACATCTGCAACCTGCACAGGCTCAATAGAAGCCGTACCGTAATTAGAATACTTACGAATAAGTGTTGTTGTAGGCGTTACAGGCCCATCATTTGTTGATGTTAATACATACTCACCGCCAGAAGTGCCAACTGTTAATACTCTTGTTGCTGATAAATACCGAATAGCATTTACCTGGTTTGACGCGATTGTATAAATTAAAGCATCGTCATCAGCCGTGCCGACAGTAAAATTAGTATAGTCACCGTTTTTACTAAACCATAATGTTTGAGGGTTATTGTTTGTATTGCCAAAAACTAATCGCTGCTCAAAAAATGAAACAACGCTAGGCCTGTTATTTGCTCCTGTTAAACTTGGGCTTGGAGTTCCTGTTATTGATAAGGTGCTAAACGTCCAAGCATTATGATCTGTTCTTGTAAGAGTTCTAATCTCATGATTTGGATGAACAATATACATTGTGTCCGCAGATTGAGCGAACCTTAAACCTTCTAAAGATGACTCAGGATATGGTGTTGTTTCTTCATATATTCTATTTGCGGTGCCTCCTGATGTATATGCAGTAAAAGAGGTACTATCTATGTCGTTGCCAAACAAATCTTGTAAATAAAAAGATGTAGAACTAGGTATGGCTCTCACAATATAATTACGGTTATTTAGTTCTGTCATGCCAACTATACCATCTATATATATTTCTTGGCCTTGGACAAAACCATGAGAGCCACTAGTTGTAACAACAACTGGGTCTGCTTGCGTAACATTTGTTATAGTTCGAGTCGTTGCGTCTAATACTTGCAAATCATTGCGAAATACACGCATTTCATATTCACTAAACTCAAGTATGTAAGTATCTGATGTTTTAAACTGAAAAGGTATTAATCTTGCTGTTGTAGAGCTATCAAGAACTTCACCTAAAAATTCTGTGCCTGGTCTACGTGTCACACCACCATGAGGCATAACAACCATGTTCGTAAGGTCTGACAAACCTTCACGATACTTTTCTATATTGGTACGCCCTTCTAGCCTTGGGCTAATCTCACCTGCTGTAAACGAGCTAAACGCTGGTGCTGAACGTGCCATTAGAACCTGCTTTCAATAAAGTCACTTGCCTCTAGGCGTTGCGTTGCGCCCTCTGTTGCATCGTTAAATCGTGCTTCGTTTATCTTTGCTTCATACAGAGAGGTCTGTATTTGTACCATGCTTGTAGAGCCTGTAATCGCATAGCATATCTCAGCAGCCAATCTAGCCGCCAACGCCTCCACCAAACTTGCGTCATACTGCTCTGTATCAGTAACTCGCCCAATATATTTGATCTTAGCTGTTCCTTCATCCGTAAGAAGTTTACGGCCTTCTATAACAAACACCGGACCACCAGTGTTGTTAGTAATATTATCTTGTGGGTACGATAAGCTTCCGTTGCTAAATTCTAGCACACGTAAACAAAATGGATCTGTTGGTAACGCATATTGATATGCATAACCAAAAGTCGGCGTTTCAGTTTCTTGCGCTAAATCTGCACGATTAATTAAACAGTTCCAAGGATGCGCTCGAAACACTGCATCTCTTACCGACTCGTATCGTTGATTAACAACTCGTGCCGCCTTACTGTTTTCGTCTAATGTAGAAATATTAGAAGCGCCTAAATTGTTTAGCGCAAAGTTTGCAATATCAACTGTACTAGCCATTTTAACCTATCCTGTAAAAGAAGGGGCGGCGAACCGCCCCAACCTAATTAGTCAACCACATACTTGATGGTTAGCTCGATAGTGCCTGTACCAGCAGCACCGCCCATAGTTGCAGTAATTGCAACACCATCTTCGTTTGTGTCTGTCTCTGAGCCAGAGCCTAGAGCCAAAGTAGCTAAAACATCTACTTTACCAGCAGTTGCTGTTGAAGCAGCAGCTTTGTATGCAGCAGCAGATGCAGATACAGCAGTACCAGCAGCGTTTGTGTGTGCAGCATAACCAACTGACAATGTTGTTGAACCGCCAAGAGCGTCATACGCTAATGACCCTTCAAGCAAACGTGCGCCATCTGGTAAAACAAACATTTCAATTACGTCACCAGACGCTAATGAAGATGCTTCGTATGTGCCATGAGCAACACGGACACGGCCGCCCAGCTCATTTGCCTTGTTCATCACGGCTGGAGTAGCTCGTGAGTTAGTGCGTTGTGTTGAATAAACAGTAGCCATTAATCAGTCTCCTTATTCAGAACATGCGATTTCGACAATTTTGGACTCTTCCATCCTTGTCGCACCGACTGACTGACAATAGTACACTTGTGTTGCGTATGATTTATCAGCACGTTCATCAATACGTGCAGCTGGCTCTTTGCCAACAGCAAGCTTAATGCCGTCCTGTGCAAACGCAATAACTTGACGATCTCCAGAACCGTCTGTGTTTAGACGGTTAGATACGATAAAGTTGAAACCAACAAATGTATTGATTTCTCCCATCGCCAAAGCTTTCACAGTGTTATAGTCAGCACTTGTTACAGTTGTATTGTTTAACAAGTCAGAGATTTGCTTTGGAGAACAAACAATGTGACGTGGGATCGAAGGATCTACGTTTCCACTGTCTAGTATCTCTTTTGCGCTTACCAACTTAGCAATTGTTAAACCAGATGATGCAACAGCAATTTTTTGCGCTGATGGTAGCGCTGTTGATGTTGAACCGTCTTTGCCTGTTTGCGCTGTACCAAGAGCAGCAGTGATGATAACATCATCCATTGCGCGGCCCATAGCAGCAGCAGCAGCACGGCTGTAAGTTGATGTTGGATCTACAAGTAAACGTACTTTGTCTTGATCATCAATCAAATCAGCATACTCATAGTCTGACATTGTTACCATACGTCTACTGTGTGGTGTTTCCACCAAAGGTGTATCCGCATGACGCGATGTACGTAGGACAGCCGCAGCTTCTCCTACTTGGTCAAAGAAAGCTTTCTCACCGTTAACGCTTTCTGTATCCACTGCATTACGCAGCAAAGAACCCATCTGCTGTGATAGCATTTGGACATTGGCGCTAAACTGGTTAACAAAAGCTGTAGTAATTTGGGTAGACATTTGTCTCTCCTACTTCTGTTTCAATTTAAGGTTGCTGCGCTTGGTTATCTCTTACGAGGCCTTGCTGCTACTTAGGGTAGCTACTCCGCTTGATCACAAGCTTGCTAGTGGGCCTTGCGGTTATCCACTATGTATACTCTCGGAGCCGTAACACTTCTTGTATATATGTGTCATGCTCTGGGTGCATTCTATCCCAATAAGGGCCGTCTCGTCTAGTCATCTCTGCAATTTGACGTGAAGCTTCTTCTGGGGTCATTACAAGTTCAGTTGTTTCACCTGCCAAATTATCTTCTCCAATCTGTGCAGCCAGGTTAGAAAACATCTTTACAATCGCTGGGTGATCCCCCAACATACGACCATCAGATAATTGGATCTCGTCAAATATCTCTGTGCTTCCCAAAAGGTCACGAGCAGCCAATTGAGCCATCTCTAACCTCTGATCAAACGCTTGACCAAACTCTTCACGCAACTCTTGTTCTGATGCGTAACGAGCTTCTTCAGCACTTTTCTCATATCCTTGGTTTACACCGTCTACCGTGCTACGAATAAACGTCATCATCTCATTAGCTTGAGTTGCATTTAATCCAGCGTTTAGAGCATGTTGCCTAAAAGAGTTCATGTACTCATCCGCAAGTGGCGCATCATCCCCAAACTCATAGCCAGCAACATCTGTTGGTGCGCCAAGCTTTGTGTAAAGTTCTCGCCACTCGTCCGGTGTAGCAGACTTACTAGGTATTGCTATCTTGTCAGCGCCAATCATGCGCTGTGCATTAACATAGCTTTTGGCTAGTGCGCCTGGATCTGTAAAAGTTCGCAAGCTCGGTTCATTGCGCAACTCTTCTGGTAAGCTTTCTAAAAAACTAACTGGTGCAGCCTCTGCTACAACAGCTTCTGGTGCAGCTTCTTGAGATCCTGTATCTTGGATTGCCTCTTCGCTCATCTGGGTTCCTTCCCTTCGGTCAGCATCCGGACAATCAGCAACACGGTTGCTCGCTGACCTTCATTAAATGATGTTTCATGTGGATTGCCCGAAAACGTGGTTGTCTCAAATCCAAACCTAGATTTAAGATCACTCAATACTCTTTGCCCATCCTCTGTGTTGAATGTGCGTCTGTATGCTAATTTAAGCTCTTCTAGCTGTTTCATTACTCTAAATCACCTACAGCTTTAATCATAGGAGCTACTTGTTGCGCCTGTTGCGCTTGCATCATTTGCTGCTCCATAGCCGCCTGTTGTTCTGCCTGTTCTGCCTGTTCATCACGAATACGAGCAACCTCCTCGTCACTACGTATAACTCTTGCTGGTATACCTGTAACCTCAACAAGATATTGCACAAGCTTATCGCTATCTAAATAATCCATAACAGGAGCAATCTCTGCTACCTGCATCATTACCTCAAAGCCTCTAAGCATAGACTGTAGGTCTGTAAGCTTCTGTGCTTTTGCCAATGGTGACACATACTCAATGTCGATGTCTTGGCCCTGTAGTTGCTCCGGAGCAGCAGGGAGGAGACCATTCCGGAGCAGCAACGCAAAAGACCGCGAGATCAGAGGCCGCAACAGTTCCGATTGCAACCTGCCCAAGACAGGCCCGAGAAGCCTCATTTTCTCTTCATTGCGCTGCAACACCTCAGTCGCTGTCATGGCTGGGCCTTGTGACATGAGCAACTGATCAACAAAGAAAGCTTCACGTATTGCGTTACGTCTTTGCTCTTCCATGTTTAAACCTAGTGGATTGTTTGCGCCGATTTGCAACGGCTCCAATCTGTCTCTTGTACCTGTACGGAAAAAGTTTAGTGCGCCTGGTGTTGTTCTAACTGGTAATACAAAACCGTCATCTGGAACCATCAGCGGTGGGTCAATCTGTTTCTGCGCTGCACGTATTGTTGTTTCAGACATCTTGTTAACCATTTTAACATCTGGCAACGCATTCATAGCTGGTGACCGTCCGTAAGTGCTTACACTGTCTTTGTTGAAACGCGGAACCATAAATGGGAAGTCATCAAAGCCACCTTCAGAAATTAATGCTTTAGAATCAAGGTGATAGTACACAGATGCAATAGGTTTGCTTTTTGCTATCTTTCCTTTTGTTTCCCCTCTTGGGTATACAACATGGATTAAGTCATGCTCTTTGTGCGGATCATTTTTAAGATCCTTTACCATTTGCGTTGGTAAGTTTTCCTCACCAAATCGCTGCGCCGCAGCACGAGCAGTAATTTTAAACTTACGATACACAGTATCAACTTTACCGTTTGCATCTTCTGCAACTGTTACTTCTGCAATATGTCTCGATGAAAACCGCAACCCTTCCCTGTCACCTTCCACGTAGAAAGCAGCAGTTCCGAACACAACTAGATCATAGTACAGCTCGTGGATTTCTTGCTGAAAGTTAGACCTATTGAACGCTTGATACATTTGATCCATACACAGCTCTAGCCATTCATTAGCCATGTCATCATTTTGCAATGATGGATCGCGGTATCTCATCGAGAACCAAGGGGTGCTTGGAGAAGTGAGCATACCATGCAAAGAGGACGAAAGTAATTCTACAGCGTGAACAGCCGTTCCGTCATAAATTAACTCAGTTCGCTTATCCCCTTGGGTTCTCTTCTTTGTGATGTCAGCTTTACGTGGCAGCATATAATCTGCTAATTCTTGCCAATGCTTTTCCCAGTTTGAGCGCTGCGTTTGCAACGTCTTAAACCTACGATCAAGCTGTGAAATAAGCGGATTTACTTGTGCCATTACATCATTCCAATACTATTCATCATTGAACGTTTCTTTTTCTTTTTATTATCTGTTAGCCCCTCTACAGCGCCGCCTTTAGTTCTGCCAGCCATTTTTTGCTGTAAACGCTCCAAAGGATCAACAGTCATATCTGCACGGCGCTTGGCTGGCTGAGACGACTTAGCCCCCATCTCACCAGCAATGTTGCGCCGATACATCACGACAGCAACCCTCCCATTAATGTTCTACGCCTACGTGTAGGAGCCGGAGCAAGCAAGCCTTGTGGCGTTGTAGTAATCGTAGATCTGCGTCCCTTGCGTACAGTCTCGGCTACTTTCTTTTCAGCTTCACCCTCTGCTACCTTTTCTAACTTTGCAGCCTCCTCTTCACCACCCAGTGCAGTTGTTGTGCCAGCCCCAACATCAGGCTGTGTGGGCGCTTTATCGCCCTCAGTCGTTGTATCAACTTCCGTAACAGGCGTAAGAGGTTCAGCTTCTGCAACTGGCTTTGGTGGCTCTGGTGGCTTTATCTCCTCAACAACTGGTGTTTCTGCTACAGGTTTTGGGGTTGTTTGAACAACAGCTTCAGTCTTGGCTGGCTTTCTATCACCCTTATCATCTCTCATTTTTTCAACTAAAGCTTTTGATTTTTCCTGGCGCTCATCTAACCTTGCAAAATAATCAGCATCTTTTGTTTTAACGCCAATATCCATTAGCAAGTCATCTTTCATCTTTGTTAATGCAGATTTACTTGTGTCTTCTTTTGGGGCTGCTTTAGCAGCCGTTTCTGTTTTTTTCTTTTCCTCTTTTGAAGAAGATGACCCTCTTCCAGAAATTATATTAGATACTGCTGCACATGCGCCGCCCATTATACTAATTCCTTCTCCATAACCATTCCAATAGGATTATAACCAAGGCGCTGCAATAACTTTGCGCCCCTCTCACTCTTAATGCCAGAAGTAGAACCTGTTGTAATACTCACTGCACCGACACCTTTTGCCCATCCTTCAAACATTTTCATCAGGCGAACACCAATCATGCCGCCCCTATACTTTGGTATAACATACCAGATATAATCCGCCGCGACTAGTGTATTTGAATATGGGTAGCAAAACGTCATACCAACAAGGCATCCAACAAGCTTATCGCCATCCCAAGCTGTAAAAATTTTATTTTCATTACTATCAATTCTATCTTCAATCCAACCATTCATCTGATCAAAATTAAAATTAGCAAACTTCTGATAACTCTCAGCATGAAACATCTCACAAACTTCTGTTACCTCAAAAGCATCAGTATGTCTGGCAATCCTATAACTAAGCGGCAAATGGGTCATAATCAGACATCGCTTGCATTTGTGGCGCTTTCATTGTCGGGCCAGTCTCCCTCAGTCCTACTGCAAAATACCGAAATGCATCAGCAGCGTGGCTGCTCCAATCATGAACAGGGTTTGCCCTAAACGCCCTTGTTCTATCATTGTACGCTCTGTGATACTGTCGCAAACACTCTAACCCATGTTTACACTTCTCACGATCAAACCATAATCGAGGTATCAACATCTGTGCCGCATGGATGCCATCTTCTAAAGGCAACTTAGGAACAACGCGAAAATTCAACCCCAGATCCCAAGCAACTTCCCTTCGGCTCTTACCGCTACCCAACTCGCGCACTTCTATATCGTGCGGCGCATTATGCGTACCATACAAATAATTTTTTTGATTTAATATATGACAGTAGTGCGGCAAACCCTCGTTTTTATTTTCATAAAAATCGATAACATGCACAGCCCTGCCAACCGTCTGCGTAAACCAAATGCTTGTACTATCGCCAACGCCAAGATCCCACCACGTATCAACACGCACAGACGGATCATACGGTACATTCGTTACCCTGCCACCAGATGTAGCCTCTTCTAGCTCCTTGCCATAGATAGCACCTGGCACATTCGCATTCCAAGAACACTCAAACTCTTGCATATACTGATCGTTTGTCATCATGCCTCTGGCTGCGTCAAGCTCTTCTCTGTCTAACAACTGGGTCTCGCTAGCCTTGTATACAGCCGCTAACCAATCTTCATTTGATGCAGCCTGTTCATAATAATCATAAAAAGCATTGTGACCCTTTGGCGTACCAACAAATACACACCAACCCTTTCGATCCGATAACGCTGGACGTATAATTTCCGGAAACACATTCTCAGGCATGTCAGCAACCTCATCCATGCAAACACCATCCAAATAAATACCTCGGAGGCTGTCAGGGTTTTCACTGCCAAGCAAACTAATACGAGCGCCTGTTGGTAAGTCGCAACGCAATTCAGTTTCGTGAAACTTCACATTCGGTATACCACCAGCGAAATGTTTTATATAATCCCAGGCTACATTCTTTGCCTGGCGATAGGTGGGTGCCATGTAGGCATATCGGGGGTTGGTCTTTCCAGAAAGTAACGCATCGCGCAAAATGTGGTTGATCGCCCAGACCGTTTTTCCAAAACGGCGGTGACACACAACAACTCCCCAGCGCTTTTCTTGCATCTCGTTATGCAAACGCATTTGTAACGGTCTTGGCTCATACGGTATTTGTATATGGGTCAATGCTCGGTTACCTTTTGTTGGTTCTCATAAATTAATATGCCGTTAACTTCTAGAATAGCTTCGTAAAGATCCAAAAGCAATACGGCTGCTTCAAATTGCTTTGATATGCTAGTACCCTCGACTATCCCTCTTCTTAACTCTGTAAGATGGTTAAGCATCGCTTGCTGGTCAGGAGTCAAGTCAGAGTATATCAAACTACCCTACTCCTAATGATATACGTGTATAGAAGTGGCGGCGCAAATCTGGGGGGGTGGGGGTATGGTATGCACAGAATACATAGCTAAACGTATTTCGTATAATATACATTATGTTAACTATGCAATATTGTTTAATCATTACAATGACTTAGCTTTTGTAGGAGCTATGCAGTTTTTGCAAACCACAAGATGTAGTGGTTGCGCTGCTCTGACTGCTGACACATTCACACATTTGCATATATCTGTTTCACGCGCGTAGCTATCAATGACAGGATGTGTAATATACACATGTTTTGCGCTAATGCTTAACAACCTCTTGCTCCTCTTCTTTGTCGTCATCAATCAATGCATTAACCTCAACATCTTTACCAGCCCAGCTAATTGTAAACGCTTGTGCTTGCGGTGCATCTTCTTTTTTATCACGCACACCCCAAGGCATGTTACGTGCTAGCGTCCACTTTAAACTATCGATCTCAAGTCTGCGCCGTTGCACTTCTGCATTAGCTAGCCTGTTATCTTCAAACTCTGGTAAAGGCTCTTGTGCTAACCGTATGATTTGATCTGTATGCCATTCACTTTGAGCGACACGTCCACGCCTATAAATTTCAAACAAATCATCATCACGCAACACAGCTTGCATCACACCTTGATACGTTGGCATGTTAGGTGATTTAAGAATATCTTTTAATGTTTCTCCAACAGCTAACTTGTCTGCAATCTTATGCATCAAGTCAGCATCAATCTTTACTGGTTTCTTTGCCATCTGCACCCTCATTTTTTTCTTTTGATAAACCATACCACATTTTCAATCAATTGTTAAAAAAATGCCCAACGCTTTGAGCGCTGGGCAGTCGAGCAGTGTGGACTAGTAACAGACGGAAATGGAATACCTGTACTAGTCTCTGCATTTTATCAAAATGGTATAGGATCGTCAAAGAATTTTCCTTGTAAGTCAACTATCTCAGCACCTGGAAAGCTTTTCTTTACTGACTGCTCAAACGATCCTAACTTACTTTCGCTTAGAAGTTTATAAGCTAGTATTACTTCCCTCATGGTCAACAGCTCCAACTCTGGCCTATCCTTTTTAATCTTTTGCCAGCTTCTACCATCTTTCATAATTGCATACGGCTTACCATCTAGTTCAAACTCCCATATGTCAGTAGAAGCTCTCTGAGCGCCCATACGCTCTGCTTCTGCATCCATAGCAGCCCAACCCCTTAGAACAACCTCTGCCCTAACCTTACACTCCTCTGGATCGTTTGCATCAATCGCGGC